CTATTCATAATTGGATTAGATATCTAGGTCATCCAGAATCAGATGAAGACTGGACTACCTATGCTGATGGAGATTCATATCAAGAAAAAAATTATAGTGACGGAACTTTGTTCATATTAGATTCTAATTTTAATAGAAAATTTCAAATTCGTTTTAAAGATCTTTTTCCTGTATCTTTATCTGGTTTAAATTTTGATACTACGTATACAGATACAGAATATTTTGCTGTAGACGCTGCTTTCAAATTTACTATATTCGATATCGAATAGATAGTATTAAGAAAGTAATTACTATGTATGATCACACTTGACGATATTAAATCCCAATGGGCTGAAGACTCAAAAATTGAACAAGATCTATTAGACGAAGAATCAATTAAAATTCCACAACTACACAGCAAGTATCTAAACTACTTGTCTGATGTTAGGTTGTTGAAATTAAAAAAAGAATACGAATACAAATCTCTACGTAGAGATAAATTTGAGTATTACACAGGTAAATCAGAACCAAGTGTATACCAAGAAAAACCTTTCAACCTCAAAATACTAAAACAAGATCTAGGACTGTATATGGATTCCGATTCTGAATTACAGCTCCTACAAACTCGTATAAATTATTATGAAGAGATTATGTTTTTTCTTGAAAAAGTTCTCCATTGTTTAAACAACAGAGGGTTTCAAATCAAGAATAGTATTGATTGGCAAAAATTTATGCAGGGTAGTATTTAATGACTGATGTTACTATTCAGAAAAAGAATGAAGTATATTTAACTGTTGAATGTGAACCGCATATTAAATGTGAACTTTCAGAGTATTTTACATTTGAGGTTCCAAACGCAAAGTTTATGCCTCAATATAAAAAAAGACTGTGGGATGGAACCATAAAACTTTTTAGTCCTGGAGACGGTAAGATATACTGTGGTCTGTATAGTTACTTAACTGAATGGTTAAACTCAAGAGGATATAGTTACGAGGATAAAGATAATGAATATTATGGATTACCACAAGAATCAAATGATCTAGTATCCGAAAGTGGTGTTGTAGATTTTGTAAAGAGTTTACACATTCCATTTAAGGTAAGAGATTATCAATATTATGCAATTTATCAAGCATTAAAATATAACAGGAGATTGTTATTATCTCCTACTGCATCTGGTAAATCTTTGATGATTTATTCTATTACCAGATTCTTTACTAACAGGAGAGATAATGTATTAATTGTTGTACCAACTACATCTCTTGTAGAACAGATGTGTGGTGACTTTGATACTTATGGTTGGTCATCTAAAGACAATTGTCATAAAATATATGCCGGTAAAGACAAGAGCACATCTAAACAAGTAACGGTAACTACCTGGCAATCTATCTACAAGATGCCGAAAAGTTATTTTGAAAATTTTGATTGTGTGATTGGAGACGAAGCACATCTTTTTAAAGCAAAGTCTTTGACTAATATTATGACCAAGTTGCACAATTGCAAACATCGGATTGGATTTACAGGAACACTCGATGGTTCTAGTACAAATCAGTTAGTCCTTGAGGGATTGTTTGGACCAGTTAATAATGTTGTAAAAACTAAACAACTAATTGACAAGGGATATCTATCTGCTCTTAAAATTAATATTCTTCTATTACAACACCAAGAGTTGTTATTTGATTCTTATCAGGATGAGATGGATCACATCTGCACCCTAGAAAAAAGAAATAAATTTATAGAGAAGTTAGCATTAAACCAGTCAGGCAATACTCTTATCTTATTTGCATACGTAGAAAAACATGGACAAGTACTTTACGATATGATAAATAGCAGTGCAGCTGAACATCGTAAAGTCTTCTTTGTTCACGGAGGAGTTGATACCGAAGACAGGGAAAAGGTAAGGCAAATAACTGAAACTCAGAATGATGCCATAATCATTGCTTCTTACGGAACATTTTCCACAGGTATTAACATCAAAAGATTACACAATATTATATTTGCTAGTCCAAGTAAATCTAGGATTAGGAATTTGCAGTCAATTGGTAGAGCTCTACGTAAAGGTAATCAAAAAGAAATTGCAACCTTATATGATATTGCAGATGATTTTACAAAAGGAGAAAGAAGAAATTACACTTTAAATCATATGGTGGAAAGAGTAAAAACTTATTCTCAAGAAAGCTTTAATTATGAGATTATTCCAATCAATTTTAGGAGAAAAGGAGAATGATGTATTCAGAATTTATAGGGATGTTAAAACTAGTTAGTGGTGAAGAGATAATTGGTAGTGTATTGGTTTGTGAAAACGAGGATGGTTTTATTGTAGAAACTCCATTTAATATTGAGGAAACAATTATAGAAACGCCTGGAGGTGAAATGGTAAAGGTGGATCTAAGACCATGGATTAAATTTTCCAGTGAAGAGCTTGTTTTTATTAAGAAGGATAAAACTATTACTGTATATGAGGCGGATGAAAGAATAGTAACAATATATAATCGAACACTTCGTAAATATCTACATCAAGAGGATAATACAAGTCAACTACCTTTAGATGAAGAGATGGGATTTAAAACAAAAGTAGATGATGCAAGAAGTAGTTTAGAGAAGATCTTTAAAGATAGCTAATCTGTCCCCTGAACCCTAGCAGAGTTATTATACACAGATTTGAGCCACTTGTCAAGTTTTTGGTAATGTGGTATAGTACTAATAATTACAAAAGCTAATAGCTTAGATATGTACCATGAAGAAAAAAGAACACTATGTAAATAATAAAGAATTTTTAGAGGCAATTACTGTCTATCGAAATAAAGTTATTAAATCAAAAGAACTCGGTGAACCAAGACCCAGAGTTCCAGAATACATTGGTGAATGTTTTTTAAAGATTGCAACTCATCTATCATATCGACCTAACTTTGTAAACTATATGTTCAAAGACGATATGATCTGTGACGGTATAGAAAATTGTCTTCAGTACATTCATAACTTTGATCCACAAAAATCTTCTAATCCATTTGCATATTTTACTCAAATAATTTACTTTGCTTTTTTACGCAGGATCCAGAGAGAAAAGAAACAGTTAGATATTAAAACCAGAATCTTAGAAAGATCGGGACACGATGAAGTATTTACTGCTGACAATTCTGTCTTGGGGTATGATTCTTCTACTATGAATAGTATTAAAGAGTCCCTTGAAATTAAAGTTAATCGATGACAATTGCTTTGATTACAGACCAGCATTTAGATGGTCGTAAAAGTTCCCAGATTTTTTGGGATTATTTTATTAAATTTTACGAGAATATATTCTTTCCATCATTGGAAAAGTACAAAGTAAAAACTATCATTGATCTAGGAGATACCTTCGATAATCGTAAGGGTATTGATCTTGGTGCTTGGTATCGTATTAAGAAAAACTATTACGATAGACTTGCTAGTATGGGTATTACTGTTCATATGATTGTGGGTAATCATACTGCATATTATAAAAATACTAATACAATCAATACTCCAGAATTACTTTTAGAACAGTATGACAATATTCATATCTATAGTGAAGTAGCGGATATTGTAGTTGATGGTTTAAAGATTACAATGCTTCCTTGGATTAATTCAGAGAACCAAGAATCATCCTTTGAACATTTAAAGAATACTGATTCAACTATAGTGATGGGTCACCTTGAGATATCTGGATTCCAGGCAATTCCCGGACATATCTTTGAAGGTGGTATTCAATCAAATGATTTTAGTAAATTTGATAAAGTATTGTCTGGACATTTCCATCACAAATCAGAACGTGGAAACATTAAGTATCTTGGAAACCCATATGAAATATTCTGGAATGATTATAAAGCAGAAAGAGGATTTCATTTACTAGATCCAAATACTAAAAAACTAGGATTCATTAAAAATCCTTATAGTATTTTTAAAAAGATTTACTATAATGATAGAACTAATGACTACAATAAATTTGATGCATCTGAATATAAAGATACATACATCAAAATATTTGTAGAAGAGAGAACAGATAATGTCAAGTTTGAACAGGTTTTAGAAAAACTGTATGATATTGGAGTTCATGATATTAAAGTTATCGAAACTGATAATCTAGATTTAGGTGACAGTAAAGAAACTTTTGAGGGTGAAGATACCATCACCACATTGAATAGATATATAGATGAAAACGAGAATATAACATTAAATAGGAATAGTATTAAAAATATTATTAGATCGATTTATATTGAAGCCTGCGAGGTGCAATAAATGTTCATCCTAACGATGTCTGAAATTAATTCAGAAGGTGCATATGCAGTAATAACAAAAGATGGAGATAAAGTTCTCCAATTGTTTGAAGAACATGATGATGCAGAAAGATACATCGGTCTTCTGGAAGCAGATGGATTTCCCTCCATTGAAGCTACTGAGATAGAAGGTGAAGAGATAGTTGCGGCTTGTGATAAATTCGGGTATAATTACGTAATAATAACACCAGATGACTTTGTAATCCCACCAAAATTTGATTCTCATGATTTTATTTAAGAGTATAACTTATAAAAACTTTCTCGCCACTGGAAACAATCCTATAACAATCTGTCTAGATTCTACAAACACGACGTTGATTGTAGGTCAGAATGGTGCTGGTAAAAGTACTATCATTGAAGCGATTGTATTTGCATTGTTTAATAAGTCTTTTCGTAAGGTAAATAAAAGTCAACTTATTAATAGTATTAATGAAAAAGATTGTGTAGTAGAAGTTATATTCTCCATCGGTACTACCGAGTGGTTAGTTCGTCGTGGAATGAAACCTGGTATCTTTGAAATTCATAAGAATGGAATTTTATTAGATCAGCAATCGTCTGCAGTAGATCAACAGAAATGGTTTGAACAATATGTATTGAAACTTAACTACAAATCATTCACTCAGATTGTTGTACTTGGGTCTTCTACATTTGTTCCTTTCATGCAGTTACCAGCTGCATCACGTAGAGAGATCATTGAAGATCTTCTAGACATTCGTATCTTCTCTACAATGAATGTTATTCTAAAGGACAAAGTAAAAACTTCTACTGAAGAACTTAAAAGTTATGAGACTGATATTGCTTTTCTGAAAGAAAAAGCAGATATGCAAAGTAACCATATCAAGTCTTTAGAAAAAACCGCAAAGAAAACTATAACTCAAAAAGAAGATAAAGTTGTAGAATTGGATGGTGATATTGAAGTATTGAATACTGATATTGAACAAGCTAATAATTATGCAACTCAGTTATTGGAAGAAGTAACTAAGTTTGATGGTATCGATAAAAAAATTAAAACGATTGAGAAAGAGATTACAACTAATACTAACTTAATTATAAGGACTGAGAAAGAAGAAAACTTTTTTGTTGAAAATGATGTTTGTCCAAAGTGTACACAACCAATAACTGCAGACGTTAAGAAGAAACATATTCTCCAATCCTCTAAAATTATTCATGACACAACCCAACTAGTTGAACAGTATAAGGATCAACTTAAGAAATCAACTAAACTAGTTAAAAAACAAACTGAAATAAATAGAGAGGTGTCTGACATTAATTGGGATATCAAATCAAAATTACAGGCTATCAAAACAACTCAAAAAATTATCTCAGATATTAAAAGTGAGATTGAGGAATTAAAGAATGATAACTTAGATATTGATGGCGAGAAAGAAAATCTTATTGAGATTGGAAATCTAGGATTATCTATACAAAAATCTATTGGTGAATTAAAAGAAACTAAAGGAAACTATGATGTAATTTCTTCGTTGCTCAAGGATGGTGGTATTAAATCAATGATTATTAGGAAGTATCTTCCTGTCATGAATAAACATATCAATAAGTATCTTCAAGATCTTGATTTCTATGTAAACTTTACACTAGACGAAGAGTTTAACGAAAGTATTAAATCCAGACATAGGGATGATTTTACTTATAGTTCTTTCAGTGAAGGGGAAAAGATGAGAATCGACCTTGCTCTAATGTTTACTTGGAGATCTATTGCTAAACTTAAAAATTCTGCAAATACAAATCTCCTTATTCTAGATGAAGTTTTTGATTCATCTTTAGATGTTGGTGGCACTGATGAATTTCTTAGAATTATTAGAGGTGTATCTGACGACACAAACATCTTCATCATCTCTCATAAAGGAGATGTGCTTCTCGACAAGTTTGATAGAGTTATGAAATTTGACAAAGTTAAAAACTTTAGTAGAGTAACAGTATCATGATAGATAAATTTATAGATTGGTATGTTGGGTCATTTAACAATAGAAAACAATCATTGTCTCACCCATTTATGTTCAAGGAAGTTAATTTAACCCATAAGTATTTGGGCGACAATACTTTTTATGGTGAACAAGAAACAGTGTATACTAATAACATATATCGAAAATTTAAAAATGTAATAACAGAATCTGATGGTTTGATTATTGTGAAAAATTATACGTTGGAAGATAAATATATACCCAATTGTAATATTGTTTTTAAATTCGATGGTACTCAATTTGTTGGTGAAGTTGAAGGTTGTAACTGTTTGGTAGAGAGAGAAGGAAAACAAACTTATGTAAAGAATTCTACCTTTCTCGGTGAAGACACTTATAGGGTTTATGATAGGGGTTATGAAGTAGAAAGTGACGAATATGTCTGGGGCTCAGAGTGGGGATATTTTGAGTTTATTCGGATTGATAAGGAATCCATATGAATTGGGGGTTGACACCCTCCCCCTTTCGTGATAGCTTAGCTGTATCGATCAAAGACAACTATGTCCATCACACAAGTCAAGAGTAATCTTGCTAAACTACTAGCAACAGAAAACCTGACAGTTGAACATAGTAATGTATCTACTGCTTCTTTCAATATTGAGACGAGGGTTCTCCAACTCCCAGTGTGGGAAAATATTTCAAATGATGTTTATGACCTTTTGGTTGGTCATGAAGTAGGACACGCTCTTTACACTCCATCTACGTATGTGACAAAAGGAGTACCTCAATCATTTCTTAATGTTGTTGAGGATGCTCGTATTGAACGTAAGATTAAATTGAAGTATCCTGGTATTGCAAAATCATTCTACCGTGGATATACTGAACTGAATAAGCAAGACTTCTTTGAGATTGGTGGTGAAGATCTTTCTACGATGAATTTCATTGATAAGATTAATCTATATTTTAAACTTGGTATTCATGATGTAAATACAATCATTCCGTTTACTGCAGAAGAAGAACAGTTTATTACTATAATAAAAGTCGCAGAAACTTTTGAGGATGTTATAAGTATTTGTAAAAAACTTCTTGAGTATATTGAAAGTAAATCTGATAAAGAAGAATCTAAGTCAGTAGATATTTCTGATACTCGACAAGATGGACTTGGCGGTATGGATCAAATCTCAGTTGATATAACACCGCTTGATGAGTCTGATGAAATGACTCCCGAAGACATGTTAGATAAAGCTGACAAACATGAGAACGAAAGTGAATCTGACGATGGGGAAATGGGAGATGGAAATTATATGGATGATGAATACACTTCATATACAGATGGTGCTTGGAGTAAGAATACCAAAACTTTTGTAGATTCTTCTGCTAAAGAACATATCTATATGATTCCT